ATCCGGCCCGCACTCGGGAAGCCGTCCTCGCCGGGGCTCCAGCCCTCGCCCTGCTTGTCCACTTCGTGCCGGGCGAAGTAGCTCGCCATCCGCTTCGCCGTGTCGGGCGAGATGTTCGTGCCGTTCGACAGGTCGCGTGCTCGGGCAACGCCGACTGCCGTGCCGCCTCGGCCGTACTCGTCTCGCCAAGCGAGCCCCTTCGCTGCTTCCTCCCGCACGCCAGCCGGCGGGCTGAAGTCGATGTGGTCATACTTAGCCACCCTTCCGCCTCCGAGGCTTCCGCTTCGGCTTGCCGTAGGCGCTCTCCTCGACCGGCGGCGGCTCGGGGAGCGGGTCGATCTTCGTGAGCGTCGCGACCTTGTGACCGACTTGCGTCTCGGTCGCCCGCCATCCGCCGCTGACCTCTTCGTAGACCGTGATGAGGGCGGCCGGGTCTTCCTCGGTCGCGTCGATCGTGAAGTCGGTGCCGGGGATGTCGAGCGTGCCGTAGTCCATCACATGGTCGATCCGCCCGCGAGCACGGCCGCCCGACGAATCCCACGACACGAAGTCGCCCTCCGCGACACTGCCGGGGGCGGCACGCGACTCGGTGCCCCGCACGAACTGCGGCGAATCATCCACCCAGACATCGACCGCAATGCCCGCCTCGCGGGCCGCTTCGTCCTTCAGCCGCTCGCCCACAAGTAGCACGGCGTCGAACGCCTCGCGGTAGTCGCCAAGCGTCTGGGCGATCTCGTCTTGATTCTCGGGCGTGTCGGGACGGCGGGAGACCATCACGACCCGATTGCCGGCGGCGGCAGACTGCCGGGCGAACTCGCCCCACAACTGCGGGTCAGCGGCGAACGTCCGGTCGAAGTCCACGCTGATCGTCATAGCCCGGCTCGTGGGCAGCGAGGCGGCGAGGGGCTCGGGAGCCGGGGCTTCGCCCGGCATCGCGACCGGGGCGGTGCTGGTGCCCGCAATGATCGCGTCGATTGTCGATGCCGGGATGCCGGGGAACGCAGCGGCGATGATCGCCTTCGCGCCCTGTTCGTTGAGGAGCCCGGCGTTGTACTGGGCGACGATCTCCAAGAGGCTGGAAACTTGCGCCCCGTTGAGCGAAACGTCGGCGATCTGCGGCCCCTCTTCCGCCTCGACCGGGGCGGCGTCCGCGACCGGCTCGGCAGCCGGGGCGGTCTCGTCCACCACGATCTCTTCGACCACGGTCGCAGGCACTTCGGGCTCTGCCGCCGCCTTGTCGAGCGTGGTCATGTTCAACTGCACGAACCTGACATCGCCGCTTTCGACCGGGTTCAGATTCTCCAGCGAGCGGATCTCATTCACGCTCAACACGCCAAGATTCCAGAGCGTGTTGTAGTACGATCCCCGCCCGGCAGCGTCGGCCCGCAACACGCCGCGAGTGTCGAACTCCGCGAAGTATTCGTCATCGCCTTCCAAGAGATCGCGAGCGATCGAAGACTCGATGCGACGCAGATACGGCATCAGCCCGTTCGTCAGGAAGTCGAGCGATTGCTGCTCAATATTCGAGAAAGAACTTCTGGTCAAATCGCCTACGAGGTGTGGGGGAACGCCAAAGAGCCGGCACACTTCCTCGACTTGGAACCGGCGAGCCTCAAGGAACTGGCTCTCTTGGTTGTTTCCGCCGAGCTCCGAAACCTTGAGCCCGCCTTGCAGCACCGCCGTTCGGTTGCTGCGATCCGCCCCACGGTGAGCCCGCTCCCACTGGTTCCTCGTGTTCTCGGCCGCCTCGGGCGAGAGCATCTGATCGGTCGAAAGAATCACGCCGGGCCGGGCACCATTTCCGAAGAACGTCGCCCCGTGGATCTCGCACGCCCGTGCCAGCCCGATCGCGTCGCGGGCAAGCTCGATCGTGCTCATTCCGTTCACGCCGTCATCCGACATCCCCCGCACCGACATCACCGCATCCTGCGTGTAGACCGTCGAAGAGCCCGACGCCTCGCGGTACGTGTACCGCAGGCGGTTGTTCTCCAACTGCTCGGTCTTCACTCGGCTCGGATGCAACGGCACGATCTCGCTGATCGCCCCGCCCGTGTAGACCTTCTCATCGAGGGCGAACCCGTGCGAGAGCAAGTGCAGCATCATCTGCTCACGCCACTCGAACGAGGTCTGCCACGAGTTCGGCTGCGTGTGCAAGAGCCGATAGAGCGGATGCTCGCGGGCGATTTCCTTCCCGCCACCCGCGAGCCGGCGGTAGAGATGAAACGGCAGCCCGGCGACGCTGGTCGAAAGCACGCGGATGCACGCGAGCACCACGGTCGAGCGGAGTGCCGTCTCGGCGTCCACCTTCACGCCGCTCGGATTGCGGTTGCTCGAAGCCCAACTGCCCGACTCATAGTCCCAGTTGCGGGAGTCTTCGCCGGGGAGCCACAAGATGCGAGCGTTTGGGGCGATCATAGGATGAGGATGGAGGGTTCGAACGAGGGCTTGTTGGTGATCTTCGATGACTCCCAGCCACCCAGGGCGAAGATCAGAGCCACGATGCCGTCGATGCGACCCGTGCTCTTCTTCTTCACCGGCCGAACGTCCTCAAACGAGTTCGTCTCCACCGTCACATTCGCCGACATCCACGACAGCACTGGGTTGCCGCCGTGGCGTATCCGGTTCTGAAGCACGAGCGATTCGAGCCTCTTAGTACCCGAACTCATGCCTCGGAAGCCTTGTGACCATCCTGCCACTTTCAGCCCCGCCCCTTGCAGTTCCACCGCCAACTGCACCGCCCCGGTGAGATCCATGTAGATGTGCTCGATCTCGTGCGTCTTCGCGTACTCCAAGACGTACTCGCGGATCTTCGAGTGGTCGATCACGTTCCCGTCGGTCGCCGTGATGTACCCCGAGTTCACCCAGTGCTGGAACGGCTGGCGGTCGGTTCGCTCCCGCTCCATGATGAGATCGCGGGGAGCCCAGAACATCGCATCGACCTCGAACTCGTCGCCCTCGCACGGGTAGAGAGCGACCATCGCGGAGAGGTCGGTGCTCTTCGAGAGATCCATCCCGAGGATGCACTTCCGCCCGGCGAATGGCGAGGTCGGGCCACCCGAGCACGCGGCCCACTTCTCGGGGTCGAGCCAGCGGTTCGTGCTCTCCGTCCAGACCCCGAGCGAGTAGCGGAGCCAGCCGTTCAGCTTCGTCGCTTTGTTCTTCGCCTCACGGGCATCCGCCGCGAACGATTCCTCGGTCATGGTGACGCCCATGCCGGGATTCACCCGCCGCCACACCGCCGGGTCGAAGTAGTCATCGCTCCCATCAGTTCTCGCTCCGAAAATCTTGCCGTAGAAGCGGGGATCGTAGTTCGGATCGGCAGCGGTCAACTCGGCGTACTCGTGCTGCTCCCAGCAAATCGTGTCACGCCGATCGCCCGCCGTTGAGATCGTCGCGAGGAGCGGCTCGCGCCTAGAGCGGCCCGAATAGCGGAGTGCCTCGAATAGCCGCCGATCGGGCCACGCGTGCAGTTCGTCGCAGAAGACGAACGAGTAGGACGGGCCTTCCGCCGCCCCGGCATCTCGCGAGATCACTCGCAGGCTGGAGCCGGTTTGCTGGCAGACGATCGTCTTCCGCGAATCGACCACTTCGAGCGATGCCGCCAGTTCGGGCGACCGCTTCACCATCGCGGCGGTCTCGTCAAAGATGATCGCCGCTTGATTGCGATCCTTCGCCGCGATGCACCCGAGCTCGCCCTCGCCCTCCATCAGCAAGTGCCAGATCGAGAGGCACGAGAGGAGCGTTGACTTGGCATTTTTTTTCGGCACTTCGATGTAGGCGAGCCGATACCTCCGCAGCCCTTCCTCGGTTCGCCACCCGTAGAGCGGCTCGATCACATCATGCTTGTGCCACTCCAGAAGCCGCATCGGCTCGCCGGCCTTGGCGGTCGGGGAGTCCTTCGTGTGGCAGCACACCGACTCCAAGAATCCGACCACCAGATCGGCGGCGTCTTGATCGTAGGTGTAGCCCGCGACCCGCTCTGGCTCACGCCTTGCGGGCAGCCTTGAGGGCTCGGAACTTGTCGATTGCGCTTTCCGCCTTGGCATCCGGTTCCACCTTCAGCGAGGCGCGGGCGGCAGGCGACAGACCGAAGTCGCTCTCCAGTTGCCGCAACTGCCCGGCGAGCTTGTGGGCGATCGAGACCTCGGGCCGCTGTGCGATGTACTTGATCTCGCCGCCGTCGTTGAGGATCGGGTACGTGTCGCCTTCCGCCTTGAGTTTCACCCGCACCGCAAGCCACCACTCCCAGGTATCGCAGTAGCGGGCGAGTGCCTCGACATCGGCCCGCGTCATCACCCGCGTCGCCTGGAGCATCGGCAGCAACTCGCCCCACCGGGCGGCGGCGACTTCGCCCAGGTGCGGCGGCATCGAGATGCCGTCGGCCGGCGGCTGCGGCTCGTCGGCGTTCAGTTTCTGTTTGCCGGGATTCCCGCGAAGGATCTTCAGTTCGGTCGGGATCGGTTTCGGCCCGCGTCTTCCCATGACTGACCTCAAAAGTGGCTGCCGTTTTTTGCGGCTCGAAAACGCGGCGGCGGCGGCAGACCTACCCCCGAGCCGTTACCCCCGCTCGCCCCTCCCCATA